CGTACACTTTGACCCACAAGAACCAGAGCAGTTACGTGAGCAAGAAGATTTAACAAGCCCATATGGTTTTAAAGGTGACGGCAGAGATTTACCTGCTGGTGCTACTGCCAAAACTTTGACAGAAAAACTAGGACCACTTGAACAGAAACTTGACAGTGTACAAGATAAGTTAAAAGAAGGTCCGGGACAAACACCTACTGCTATTGAATTTAGCCCAGCTATGGTTGCAGCTAAAAAGATGCAGAAAAAAATTCATGACCAACTTGAAGAATCGGGTGCAAGCAAAAGCCTACGTAGCAGTGCATTTGAAATGGCACTGTTTGGAACAGGTGTAATGAAAGGTCCGTTTGCTGAAGACAAAGAATATGCAAACTGGAATGATGATGGCGAGTATGACCCACTGTTTAAAACCATTCCTAAAGTATCTCACGTATCTGTGTGGAACTTCTACCCTGACCCAGATGCTAATAACATGGATGAAGCGCAGTATGTTATTGAACGACATAAGATGTCACGTTCCCAACTGCGTAATTTAAAGAAGCGTCCATACTTCCGTTCACAAGTTATTGATGAAGCAATTAAGTATGGTGAAAACTATACCAAAAAATATTGGGAAGATGATCTATCCGATTATGCTCCAGAGCATGGCGTTGACCGTTTTGAAGTCCTTGAGTATTGGGGCATGGTTGATGTTGAGATGTTACTTGAACAAAACATTGAGATTCCAAAAGAACTGCGTGACTTTGATGAGTTACAAGCAAATGTATGGATTTGTAACAATAAACTTATTCGTATGGTACTTAATCCTTTTAAGCCAGCTAAGATACCTTACGTTGCTGCACCATACGAATTGAACCCATACTCATTCTTTGGCATTGGTATTGCAGAAAACCTTGACGATACACAGACACTGATGAATGGCTTTATGCGTATGGCTGTTGATAATGCTGTACTGTCAGGCAACTTGATTGTTGAAGTAGATGAAACAAACCTAGTGCCGGGCCAAGACTTGTCACTGTATCCGGGCAAGGTATTCCGAAGACAAGGTGGCGCACCGGGTCAGGCTATCTTTGGTACTAAGTTCCCTAACGTGTCACAAGAAAATATGATGTTGTTTGACAAGGCACGTGTGTTGGCAGATGAAAGCACAGGCTTCCCATCATTTGCACATGGACAGACAGGTGTATCTGGTGTAGGCCGTACTGCTTCAGGCATCTCAATGCTTATGGGTGCCGCACAGGGCAGCACTAAAACAATCATTAAGAATGTAGACGACTATCTGTTACGCCCACTTGGTGAAGGCTTCTTTCGTTTTAATATGCAGTTTGACTTTGATCCTGAGATTAAAGGCGACTTGGAAGTTAAGGCACGTGGTACAGAAAGTCTTATGGCTAACGAAGTACGTAGCCAGCGTTTGATGCAGTTCTTGCAGATTGCAAGTAATCCTGCACTTGCACCCTTTGCTAAGTTCCAGTATGTAATCCGTGAGATTGCAAAGTCTATGGAACTAGACCCCGACAAAGTAACCAACAATATGGACGAAGCCGCACTGCAGGCAGAGATTATGAAGGGCTTCCAGCAGCCAGCAGGACCAGAGCAAGGTGGAATGATGCCACCAGCTGGTGCTAATGCTATGGACCCAACAGGTGCAGGCGGCGGCAATATTGGTACTGGGCAGGTTCCTGTACCGGGTGAACAAGGATTTAGTGCGAATGGACAAGGAAATATTCAGCAAGCTGAAGCCGCTGGTCAGCAACAGCCGCCAATGGGACCACTTCAGTAATTACTTAGATGTGCTTATTAAGCAACAGCATAAAACATTAGAACAATCTGAAAGTATGATTAATGTGCATAAAGCACAAGGTGCTATTGAAGCATTGCGTAAGATTAGACGATTACGTGAGGACGTAACAAAAGCTGAAGGATAACACTATGGCTAGACGTATGGCAAAACAAATGGAACTCTTTGAGCCTGTAGAACGTGGCTTTGATGAGGGTGGCCTTATGGAAGAAGGCGGCATGGTTGATGAGGTATCTGGCAACGATGTACCGCCGGGATCACTGCGTACTGAAGTACGTGATGACATTCCTGCTCAACTCAGCGAAGGTGAATTTGTTTTTCCTGCAGACGTAGTGCGTTATATTGGCCTTGAAAACTTGATGCGTATGCGCCAAGAAGCAAAGCAAGGCTTGGCACAAATGGAAGCTATGGGTCAGATGGGCAATAGTGAGGAAGCTGTTGTAGAAGATGACTTACCTTTTGACATGTATGACCTTGACATTGAAGAAGAAGACGAGTATAATAATATGGCTGTTGGTGGTATGCCACAACAATCTCAACCAATGAAAGACTCTAGAATACAATCTGGTTATGTTACGTATCAAGGTCAACGTGCGCATATAGGTGATTTATCCACTATACCAGAAAGTATGAAAGATGAAGTGGAGATTGAGTACACATGAAAAAAGGTAATAATGTAAACTCACAAACTGCACAAGCTTTTCAATTAGGTGGAACTGTACAACTTCCCGGTTTTACAGGTGTGCAAACTACCCAACCAACTGCTCCAACTACAGGTTACAGACCTTATGTACAGCCCATACAAGCTGCTTCTAGTCAATTTGTTCCTCAATTTACGGGTGTGCAGTATACAGCAGCAACAGGAACAACTAATTTTCCTACCTTTGCAGATACTGTAGGCAGAAATCCCGGTCAGTATGATGAACTTAGAACATATGTAAATGATGCAGGGCAGACACTACGGATACCTTTTAAAAATGGTCAGCCTATTTATCCAATCCCGTATGGCTATAAATACCAAGCAGAGGAAGATGTAACACCAACAGATACATCCACGGTGCCTACAACCGTAGTTGGGCAAGATGATGGAGGCGGTGCTGGTAATAATAGTGGTGTAGGTGTATCCGGTGCTGTTCAAGGACCAGCAGGCGGCCCAACTGGAGTTGCTGGTTTAACATCTGCTTTTAGTGGTTTAGGTGATTATTTTAGCGGAAAACCAGCAAAAGCAGAACCATATGGCGGCACTACTCTAGGCAGTTTAAATGCGCAGGGTATGGTTTCTTATGATTCACAAGGAAATGTAATAGGACCATCTGTTACAGATTTTTCAAATAATATTGCAGGTGTACAAGATGCTTTAGGTGTATACGGAACTGGGCCTATTAATTTAGGTATAGTTGGTAGTATGCTTATGGGAAATCCTTTAGGCGCACTTGCCTCTGCATCAGGTATTGGACCAAGTTCAGAAGCATTTGGTCAACCCGCACCTACAGGACATGGAGCATATTCTACAAAAGATTTATCTGATTACGCAAAAGGTACAATGAGTAAAACTCGACAAAATGAACTTGGTATTGCTATGAATCAAAACCAAGCATTTGCACGTGCGCAAGTTCAAAGGGCTATTGGCACACCTATTACTGGAATCGTAGGATATAAAAAAGGGGATATTAGTCCAATTACAGGAACTCCAGTAAATTCCTATGGGCAAGTAGTTAATTTTCAAGGTAGCACTACTGGAGTAGACCCCGGATTTGCTAGCATGGGTGATTGGATGGACGCAATGAAAGCGGGTCTGAAATCTGGATATTATGGTGGCTTTAAAAGCAAAGCAGAAGTTGCTATGATGACAGATAAACAAAAAGCCTTATATGCCGCATATGCTACAGAACGTGGTGCTAATCCTAATGGACAAGATGCAGGTGCCGGTAAAGCTGCAGAAATTGGTTTGGGTGATCCAGAGAGAGGTGAAGTTTCTGCAACACCGGGTGGTACAGCAAAAGGTACACCCGGACCTACATCGGGTCGTGCTGACTATAGCGGCGGTTATCAGGGCTTTGATGAAGCAGAAATGTCAGATATGGCTGAAGCGGAAGCACAAGAAGCAGACGAGGCATCAGGCGGCGGCGGCGGTTATGGTTCAGATAGCGGCGGTGTTGGCGGCGCAGGGGACATGGGCGTTATCTGTTTAACTGAAGACATGAAAGTCAAACGCAATGGTGTTATTGACTTTGTAACTAACGTAAAAGTTGGCGACATTGTAGATAACACAGTAGTCACAGAAGTACTATACAAGCATATGCGTGAAGGTTACTATGTAGTCAACGGCGAGTTAAAGATTACCAATGACCACCCTGTACTTGCCAATGGCTCGTGGAAACGTACAGAAGACTTAGTGCTTGGTGATTACATTAATAACGTAGAAGTAACATCACTTGAGTACGTAGAGCAAGTAACACCGACAGTTTATATTGGTACAGCAGATGACCGCTATGATGTATATACAGAAGGCGAAGTCTACACAGTGCATGGACAATACAAAAATGCATTGAAGAAAGCTGCGTAAGAGGCTTAAATCTTACAATCAGTTGGCTACTCACTCCCCATCTCCCCGACAGGTGTATGGCTACGGTGGCCCCAACAAAGGAATAGACAATGAACGATACAATTATGGCTGAAGAAATGCAGTCACCAAAGAAAGTTGCGTTTGCAAATCGTAAATACACTAATGAAGAAAAACGCAAGATGGAAGAAGAAGAATTAGAACAGTTGATGAAGGAACAAAAAGGTGAAGTAGAACAAGAAGCTGCTGAACCACAAGAAGCTGAACCTACAAACGCAGAAGAAAAAACATTTAAAAAGCGTTACTCTGACCTGCGCAGGCATCAACAGCAGCAAGCTGATGAGTTTAAAAAAGAGATTGAAGCATTAAAATCTCAACTAAGTCAGGCAGCACAGAAAGAAATGAAACTGCCTAAGTCTGATGAAGACATTGAACAGTGGGCGGCAGACTACCCAGATGTAGCAGCCATTGTTGAAACAATTGCAATGAAGAAAGCACGTGAACAAGCTACTGCGCTTGAAGAACGCTTTAAAGCAGTTGATGAGATGCAGTACAGTGCCAAGAAAGAAAAAGCTGAAGCTGAACTAATGCGACTGCATCCTGACTTTGATGAGATCCGTGACAGCGATGACTTCCACAATTGGGCAGAGGATCAACCTAAGTGGGTACAAGATGCGTTGTATGATAATGATAATGACGCACGGTCTGCAGCACGAGCAATTGATTTGTACAAGGCTGACATGGGTATTGCTAAAAGCAAACCTGCTAAAGATAAAGATGCAGCTAAGTCGGTATCTACAAAGAACTCAAGAAGTAGACCACAAGATGATGAGTCTTCTACTTACTTGAAGGAATCACAAGTACAAAAGATGTCACCTCAACAGTATGAGAAGATGTCTGACGAGATCATGGAAGCTATCCGTAGTGGTAAGTTCATCTATGATGTATCTGGCTCTGCTAGATAATATATAAAAAAGTGTTGACAAATAGTTATTTTTACGTATAACTATAGTCAGAATAGTGTAACTGTATTGCGCAATATGGTTACACGACAATTCGCAAACAGCAAAGTCTTACGGATTACCTGAAGAACATGGCCCGTTGAATAGTAGGGAGGCCACCTTACTAAGATACGCACCCAAGTGAATCAGCCTCTGATTAGTCTTGTGAGTTTGTATCTGTGAAATGCTATAAAATTAGGAGAAAATATCATGGCTTTTACTACCGCAGCCGGGTATGGTAACCTTCCTAACGGCAATTTTAGCCCAGTAATTTACAGCAAACAGGTGCAGCTTGCGTTCCGCAAGTCAGCTGTTGCTGAAGCTATCTCAAATTCCGACTACTTCGGTGAGATTGCTAACATGGGCGATTCCGTGAAGATTATCAAGGAACCCGAAATCACAGTCAAGGCTTACGCCCGTGGTACAACCATCACGCCGCAAGACATTGACGATGAAGACTTCAACCTGACCATCGACAAAGCTAACTACTTTGCGTTCAAGGTTGATGACATTGAAGAGGCACACTCACACGTTAACTTCCAGTCACTGGCAAGTGATCGTGCTGCGTATCGCCTTGCTGACCAGTTTGACCAAGACGTTCTTGGCTACTTGTCAGGTTACAAGCAGTCTGCTCTACATGCAAATGCTGACACAGTAAATACAACCGTTAACGGTTCTGTTGCTGTAGCAACTGCGGGTACAGACGAACTGCTTGCCAGCATGAAGCTGGACGCAACTGACTTTGCTGGCACAGGTGTTGCTGGTCAGTCAATCTCAATCCTGCCACGTACAGGTGCAGGTGCCGTTCCAACTGGTAACGGTGAAGCAAACCCACTTCAGGTCATTGCTCGTATGTCACGTCTGCTAGACCAGCAGAATGTTGACACACAAGGCCGTTGGTTGGTTGTTGATCCTGTATTCATGGAAGTTCTGAAAGACGAAGATTCACGTCTGCTCCAAGCAGATTGGGGTGGGTCAGGTCTGCAGAACGGTTTGGCTCTTCCAAACCTGCATGGCTTCCGTGTTTACGTTTCGAACAACTTGCCATCAATCGGAACTGGTTCGGCTACAACTGGTGGCATGAACGCCTCTAACTTTGGCGTAATTGTTGCTGGTCATGATTCATCTGTTGCAACAGCAGAGCAAATCAACAAGACCGAAACCTACCGTGACCCTGACAGCTTTGCTGACATTGTTCGTGGTATGCATTTGTATGGTCGCAAGATTCTTCGTCCTGAAGGTCTTGTTAACGCCATCTACAACTTGGCTTAAGGGGGGATTTAGACATGGCTAACATTACCGCACTTCTTCATCCCGCTTCAGGGAACTCACAGCGTGGACGTAACCCGTACTACGTTGATGTGACCATTGACCTGACCACAAATAGCATTGCTCCCGGCGATACTATTCAGGCAATTACCGTACCTGCTAACACTCTGATTATGGGTGCTGGCTTCCAAGTTGTTGAGTCTGCTACCATGAATACTGGTACAGATGCTACTGCTGCTCTTGGCTTCACTGGTGGTGACGTTGATGAGTTTGCTGCAGCACTCGACATTGACGGTGCATCAGACGGAGATTACGCTCCACAGGTTGCAATTGATGGACTAGCACCATCTACAACTGCTGACACAATTGATTTTGTATTGGCTGGTAGTGGTGCATCATTTACGGCTGGTAAGCTACGTGCTTATGCCATTATGATGGACATCAGCGATCAAGGTGATACGACTGCTAACGAAGTAGATCGTGACACCCTTGCCTAAATAATGTGTTGGGGGCAGGGCAACTTGCCCCCTCACTTCTATGAGATTTAATAAAGGACGCACAAATCATGGCAATCACAACTGCAATGTGTAACAGCTTTAAGACAGAACTTCTTGGCGGTGTCCATGATTTGGATACAGACTCTTTGAAACTGGCTTTAATTAAAGCATCACCTGCTGGCACATATAATGCCAGCACAACTAATTATTCAGATGTCACAGGTAACTCTGATGAAGCATCTGGCACAAACTATTCTGCTGGCGGTCAGGTACTAGATGGCGCAACTATTTCGCTTGATGGTTCTACCGCTATTGTTGATTTTACAGATGAAGTATTCGCTGACGTTACTGTGTCTGCTGACGGTTGTATTATTTATAACGCAGGACAAAGTAATAAAGCAATTGCTGTTATTGACTTTGGTGGCACAGTAAGTGCTACTGCTGGTGACTTGACTATTGAATTTCCTACCGCTGATGCAAGTAACGCTGTAATTCGTATAGCGTAAGGAAATAAGCTGTGGCAGATACCGTACTAAACTCCGCTGTATATGGCGTAGGCGTTTACGGAACTGCAAAGTACGGACGCATTGAAGTTGTTGTTTACAATCTAGATGCGGCTACTGCAACAGGAAGTATTGGCAGTCTTACCGTAAACACTACTGCAGGTATTTCCGGTGTTAGCGCAACAGGCACAATTGCTCCTGTAGTTGCTGGTGGGTTTGAAATTGACATTAGCGAAGTTATTTCTGCTGGTGTTAGTGCAACAGGTGCAGTCAATACTGTACAAGTAAATGTAACAGAGATACTAGATAGCGCAAGTGCTACAGGTGCAATAGGCACACTAGCAATTAGCAACACTGTTACACTTACAGGTGTTCAAGCCACAGGTGCTGTAAACACTGTAGAAGATAAACCAACAGAGGTTTTAAATAGTGTAAGTGCTACTGGTACTGTAAATGTAGTACAAATAAATGTAGCAGAATTACTTGCAAGCGTAACTGCAACAGGTTCTATAGGA